GTGTTGAGTCTAATAAAGATATTGCTCGCAAACAAAAGCGTAGGCAGTCTTTTTATTCCAACATTGTTGTTGTGAAAGACCCATCCAATCCAGAAAATGAAGGTAATGTATACCTTTATCGTTATGGTAAAAAAATCTTCGACAAAATTCAAGACTTGTTAAAGCCAGAATTTGAAGATGAAACTCCAGTAAATCCTTTTGATTTCTGGGAAGGCAGAAACTTCAAACTGAAGATTCGTCAAGTTGAGGGATTCCGAAACTATGACAAGTCGGAGTTTGAGTCTGCTCCATCACCAGTAGCTGCTGATGATGAAATTGAGGCGATTTGGGCGAAACAATACTCTCTTGCAGAGATTGTAGACCCATCTAACTTCAAGTCTTATGAAGACCTTAAATCCAAATTGGGTATGGTTCTTCAAGGTGCAAGCAAGGTTCCTAATGCTTCAACTGTTGCAGCCCAGACAGGCGACATTGAAGATGACTTGTTTGCGAAACAACATGCTGAAACAAAGGTAGTCTCCAATGGTTCAGATGATGACGATGCAATGTCGTACTTTGCAAAACTGGCTGACGATAGTTAATATCCCAGCTTAAGTTATGCGAGGGGCGACATAAATAGTGTCGCCCCTTTTTTTATGGCAGAAATTATGGATGGAATTATATTTGGTGGACAACTAGAAGACCTTGGTGGGTCAATTAATAAAGAAGATTCAAGAAACATATCAATAAGACGCTCGTCTGGTGGACATAAAATTGCCACCTTTTTGAGGCAGAATGGTTATGATATTGATGTAGTAGATTATGTTCATCGATGGACACTAGAACAATTAAAAGAATATATTAGACCAATAGCACAGGATTGTAAGTTCTTTGGGTTTGGTTCTACTTTCTTTTTAGATAGCCCAGTTGTTAAAGAACTGGTAAAATGGTTAAAGGTTCATTACCCACAAATACCGCGTGTCGCTGGTAGTCAAAATGATAGTATGCGTAGTTTAGATATGGATTGGTATGTCTATGGTTACGGTGAAAATGCTATGTTAGAACTAATGAAACATTTTGATGGTGGCCCAGAACCGAAACATGTTGATAATATAATTAATGCCTATGTTAATTACAAATCCTTCCCTAGAGATGATTTAACAGTCTCATATCAAGAAAATGATTTTATGAACCCAAGAGAAATACTTCTTTTGGAGTTTGCTCGTGGATGTAAGTTTAAATGCAAGTTCTGTAGTTTCCCGATACTGGGTGTCAAGGGTGATTATTCTCGTACAGCAGAAAGTGTCTATGATGAGATGTTAGAGAATTATGATAAATGGGGAACAGAACATTATATTGTCTTAGACGAAACATTCAATGATAGTCCACAGAAGATTGAGAAGTTTGCTAATGTAATAGAGAAACTTCCATTCCAACCAAAGATGACTGCCTATATTCGTGGTGATTTAATCGCTTCGCGTCCTAAAGATTGGGATAACCTAATCAAGATGGGAATTACATCTCATTTCTATGGTATTGAAAGTATGAACCACAAGGCAGCTAAATCTGTTGGTAAGGGGATGAATACTGGTAGAATACAGGATGGACTATTAGAAGTTAAAGAATACTTTCTGAAGAATGCTGGATTCTATAAAGGTCATATATCATTAATAGCTGGACTTCCATATGAAACCATTGATAGTCTACGCGATACAGTAGATTGGTGTTCAGAATACTGGTCTGACCAGAGTTATCATATGAATATATTGATGTTTAAGAACCTTCATAAACCTTCACTCAATCATAACTCAGAATTCGATTTACATTGGCGAGAATACGGTTATAAGAAGACCAAATTCCCAAAAGATGATATAAAGTGGGACTTGAGTATCAATCCTTACTATAAAGTCCTCTACGACTACATGGCGACCTCTGAGGACTATATACAATGGAAGAATGACTATACTACCATGTATGATTGTTTTAAGTTCTGCGTGGAAGAGTTTAGTCAGGCAAAATTGAAGAATGTACTAGACCCATTCATGTATGATAAGTTCTTTATTGACCCTAGTGTAAGTTGGGATGATTTTCAGACACAAAATCATATGGAAAGAAGAGAATCCCATATATTAGAACATGTAGATAATTATATTAAAAAGAAAATATTATCTACCAATATTCATTTTTAGTTTACTGTCTGGATTTAGAGTACTGTCATCTACCTTAATCACTCCAATATATTGGGTTGACCCGCCAGGCGGAGTTCCAGTTGCTGTTTGCATGGAAGTCATAGCAGTTGCAAGTTCTTGATTTGCTTTTATTTGTTTATCAACAACTCTTTGGTCTCTTTTTACGACTTCATTTTGGGCGGTTGTAGTTGCAGTTTCTAGTGTCATAGAATCTGTATCAACTATTGGTTCTGCACTTTCAAGGTCTGAAGCAAGAGAAGCTTCTAGTTTTTGTTGTTTTGATACTTTTGGAGTGCCATCTGCTTTAAAGTCTTTACCGTATTTTTCATCCCATGCTTCTTGTTCTTTAGCAAGTCTTTCCTTAGTTGTGTCACTTGCGAACATTGGAATTTCTGGTCTCGCTTCAACATTGCCTGCTTCATCAGCATCTTCATTAAGTCCCTCTTGGAGTTCTTTCAATTTATTCACAATATAATCTTTAATAGCTCCGTATCTTCCTTTAAATGTATCTGGCATATTGTACAAGTCAGAATCATGAGGGAATTTTTCTGCTGTTGTTTCGCCGTCTGGGTTACCATACATGTCATTGTACATGTCTCTCGCAAGAAGACCTATGTCTACTGTTAAACCACCAGCTATACTTGGAACTGCAATACCAGCTGCTTCAATACCAGCACCAGTTAAATCACCTTGGAATAGTCTCCATAATGCCATTCCTGCCCCAGCAACTGCACCAACAACAGGGATTTGTTTTAATCCATATTTCCCCATATTTTTCAGTAGTGATTTTGCCATTACAGCTTTATCTGCTAATTTGGCAGCATCGTCTACCTTGCTTGTTAGGGTAACCTTCCCTCCTTCTGCTAAGTCTGCTGGATTAACTTTTTTGGTGGTCAACTTATCATCAATTTTCGATACCTCTCTCAAGTTGCCGCTTTTATCTACTCCAACTTGTGTTCCGTCCTTGGTGATACCAACATTACCTTCCTTTACGCTAACATCTACTGTTTTGGGAGTTTTTAGTTTATCTTGTTCACCTAGTACACTTTTTACATTGGGGTCTTTACCTTTAAAGAATTTTTCTACATCTAGATTTTTTGCTACAGCACCTATTTTTGTTATTTTGCCCATCCACTTGGTTGTGAGTTGACTCATTTTCGCAGTTAAAGTAGTACCCCAATCTTCCATTCCTTCTTCAACCGCGTCTATATCTTGTTGTTGTTTGTCCCCTTCACCAGCTAACATAGCGCCAAGAGCAGCTCCACCTAATCCAGCAGCTAAGGAAGCAGAAGGGCCAGCACCTCCTCCGCCTTTGCCTCCACCAAACATTGACCTTATAGCATTTTCGTCTGGTGGTGGTTTTGCACCTCCAGTACCACTAAAACCAGCAGATATTAATGATGTATCTTGGTGAATTTTAACTAGAACTCTTTCTATGTCTTGAAGCTGGTTTATCATAGGGTCATTACCAGCATAGTCTTGTACCATCGATGTAGCAGCTTCAGCTGACGAACTTCCGCCAGCGCCTCCACCACCGCCTGAACCTCTACCTATTGGTATGACATTACCACCAGCTCCTGCTCCCATGGCGCCATCGCCACCACCCATTTGACCAGATAAATCATTTCCGCCTAGAAAACTTGCTGCTCCATATCCAGTAGCTGCTGATCCCATTCTGCTGCCAGGAGCTTTTGTAACTTTGTTTCTACCAGCGCCCCTAAATAGGTTTTTTGCACCCGAAAGTACTCTTCCCGCTCCTAACCACCAAGCCATTTATTGTCTCCATTTATCCGATTTAGCATCTTCTCTCTTTTTCTTTAAATGTTGGATTAACATTGAAATGTATACTTGCCTTTCCCACGGAACCCAACTCTCTATTTCTGTTAAACTATATTTATGTTCTTGCATAAGTAGAAAGTTAGTTTTAAAATAATTTTCTAAATTCTCATGAAAAAGGCTCATACGAAAAAATCGTAGTACCCATTCAAGTAAGCGGTATTCTTTTTCTCACATTTTGGACAGTCATAATCCACATAATTCTCAATTACTGGCATTGTCTCAAAAAACTTTTTAATATGAGAGAATTGTTCTGTGGTTAAGTTGTCTATAAACTCCGCCCTGTCCGATTCAGTTAAATCTTCGTAGATTGCCTCCCCTTGGAAAATTTTCTCGATACACACTTCAGCGACTTTAAACAAATCCTGTTCTGTTTCTGATTTACCTATTTCTATCATCTCACTAGCATTTGGGTATCTCATTTCAAGTGACATCTCATTTCCAAGTTGTACTGTTTTATCGTGACCTTCAGTCTCATATAATTTAAAAGTATCCAATGATATTTCTATATCAATTGGTGCTTCACAATGACCGCAAAGAAGTCTCGCGTCTATTTTATCTGATATTGAAACCTTTCTCAGTTCCAAGAAAATTTGTTGCATATCAAAAATGGGTATCTTTTCCCCATCAACCTTACCGAAAGAACAATTGGTTACCACTTGTTGAGTGGCTTTTATCATTTCTTCTTCCTCTTTGGTTTCATTTGCTAATACAAGTAATTTTTCCTCTTTTACTAGGAAAGGTCTGAATTTCACTTTCTTACCTAGAGAGTGAACATGAACATCTATCAGAGGATGTTCAGTTATTGGTAGTGCCATATTATCCTCCAAACCTATCGTTATGGAAACCAAAATATCCATTCATAATTTCGATATTTTCTGCTTCACAATGCGAACAATTAAACTCTATTATATTTCTAACCACTGGCATGGTTTCAAAAAATAACTTTATAATATTAAACTCTTGTCTTGTCAACGAATCGACAAACTCTATTTTATCTTCAGATGGAATATCATTCCACACAGCAGTATCTTGTTCTATTTCTTCAATACACAAACCTGCTAAATCATAAAATTCCGCGTATTCTTTTCCTTCTGACATCTCAAATAATTCTTTTGCTGTTGGGTATCTCATAGTTACAACTAAGTTATCTCTTATTGGAAATACTGGTTTATGTCCTTCATCATATACCGTTTCAAAATTATCTATTTGAATATCAACTATATTTCCTTCTCCACATTCATCACATAATATCAGCCACTCTGGCATCTCTATACCAGAAATTTTTGTTAATTGAATCCATATGGTTTGTAGGTCAAAGATGGGTAAAGTAAATCCATCCACTTTACCCAAAGAACAATTAGTAATACATTTGCTTAATGTTTCTATTGATTCAGAACGACTCTGTTCTTTTAAGTTTTCAAATAGTTTTTCCTCTTTAACCAGAAATGGTCTAAAAGGAATTTTTTTATCTAGTTGAAAAACATATATGTCCGTCAACGGATATTCCGCTTTTGGCAGCGTCATAACAAACCTCCAATAATTTAATCAACCCAATCATTAATGTTATCTGCAATCTTACTTTTAATTGCATTTTTGAAACTATTCTTACGGAAATTGAGTAATCCAAATAATTTTTCTGAATCTCTCGAATCAACCGCACGAGAAGACCACCTTCTAAAAGCAAAAGTACAATTGACTCTGACAATGCCTTCAGCACTTTGCCCCATTGGTAAAATATTCATAAGTCTTGGAAACGCATCATATAATTTCCATCCTGTTACCCTATTGTCTTCTCTATCTAAGGCAAACACTTCAACCTGTCCAACATGTTCATCTGGAAAACTTACTTCTTTTGATATTGGATTCGCAATAATGGTCATCCAGTTTTCAAAGTAAGACCTAACATCCCAATTATCATCACAGAAAAATGTAAATGCTGCTGTGTCTCCAAAGTATTCTACACCATGAGCTCTTTGTTCCGTCCAATGACTTATCATAGTTGGTGTCCATTTTATTTGCAGGCCTGGAATTTGA